GAGTAAAGATCGCAGCTTAGCCTGCTCAGAACCAGGACAAAGCCACTGCCGAAACCACCCTCCAGGCGGTGGTCAGCACGAAAGATAGGATAGTTGGTGCCGCCCAGGCCACAATCTCAGGCCAGAAGAACCAGGCGGTGAGCGCCCACAGCCCAACGCCCAGAACACCGCCTAAGATATTGCTGAAGAGATGACTCTCCTCCGCCATGCCTGAGTCTCGCACCATTGTGCCGCTTGGTCCCACAACCACACGATGCGACGGATCGGAAACGACCCCAGGGATCATTTCGACCACGTCCGTGATCGTGGAATTCGAACGCGTGGGGTATCCCACGTAAGCCAGCACTCCGCGCTGAACTCGCCTCGCCAGGCTCATAACCGCCTCCTGGATGATAGAGAGTCACCCTGCAGTGAAGCGAACGATGATGAGTGCCGCTGATAAGGCAGCAACGGCGAGCACGACACCCGCAAGGTGGGTGAGAAATGCAAGAAACCGTAGATCGTTACGCCACATAATATGACCCTCACAAATATCGGACTTGACTAAGGGCGCACAACGCTGTACGCCCGGCCTTGTGATGACGCTCACAAGCCTTAATAAGCGCTCCGTCACATGGAAACACAGCAGGCAGAATAGCTTCTATGCCTACCAGATCCTCACGCAAAGCATGACGTTGCGTGACGGAGATGCCATGGCGGACTACCGCACTTTGAAACACCTCGGGAAAGCGTTGACCAGGGCCACTACTACCGGTGAGTCGTACATCTCCATGACTCGGGTACTAATGCCGCCCGCCCTCATCGCCCTCACTTTGTCACATCTCTCCAAGAGCGTGGGATCGTTATTACACAACCTCACGATAGCCTCGTGGATGTTCTCAAAGTCATGTGTCCACAGCCAGCGCCAACCCTGCTCAAAACTGGGATGTCCTGAGCAGTTATTGAACTGCTGCAAACTACGCACGGCGCCTAACACTGGGCCCCATACTTCATCATTTCCTTGTGGGAACTCTTTGCAGAATCCATGAAGGAAACGATTAATCGGCCGAATGCCGTAGCAAACCCCATCTGTGCTCTGATGGTCGATACTGTGAGTAGACTGCAAATACAACACTTCTCGATCAGAGATGAGACATTTGCTAGGGGACATGATCATTCCGAGCTCAACCAATAGCACGTCTGACAATGCTCCGTAGTCAATCTCACCACGGAACAGGTAAACTCCATCATCACCCTCGAGCAAGTAGTCTTCTACTACTGCTCCCAGGCGATGTGCGGCATAGGTCACCACCCAGAAGTTCACCATGCTATCGATCAGGTTAGTTAGAACACTACCTGACGGAACTCCACCCCCGCGCTCTCCACCGGGAAAATAACCGGCAGGGGTGTAGAGCCCAGCACGCTGGAATGCCTCTTGGCAAAAGCGTACAAGTTGACGATCAGATGCCTGGAACCAATGGCGCAGCGTCTGGAACATACGGTCTAACACCTCATTGGGAATCGAGGCGTCAAACTTACTAAAGTCGATGCTAAGGATTTGTCGTCCTCTCGCAGACTTTAGGATCTTGGTAACGGCATGGTCAACCGCTTCCCTACTTATCTTGGCGCAGAAGTTGTGCCGCCTGAGCAGGCGGTCGCGCGTAGGGATATAGACCCTCTTCTTCAAGAGGTTCGTAACCATAGACCCACCAGAAATAGCTCGCCAGGACGCGTACAGACCCGGACCCTGTGATTGCCCACGCGTACCACCCACGTTCGGGTAAAGAGTAGCGTGCTTCAGTCTGAGACCATCGGCAACTAAGGCTTCCGCCTCATTGAGATAACACAGGGGTACCCGGCGCGTCGTCATAAACCATGGCCATCCTTTCGAGGAAGAACCATCAAACGAAACAGCCGCATCAAGGGTAGAAACCGATTGAAGCGACCCTCCACGTATCCAGCGCCGTATCTGCTCATCTGCATACTTCGCCGATTTGGAGTTAATCGACGTGTTATAAGGGCGCCATGGGCGCTCGAACTGCCACTGTAGGGATGGTCCTTTCTTGGGTTTAACCGAAGAAGGATCCCGTAGAGTAGTGGAGCCGAGTTTCGCCCGCTGGGACACCTCATGCGCACGCAGGTGAGGAGGACAATCAGACAGGTTGCATTTTCTCCACCAGATGGTAGCCAGGGCATCACGGGCCTCGTCCCGCGTGCCTTTAAGGCATCTCACGAATTCACTAACACCATCGTAGTCGCAACCCCTCCTCAAAACGCTCATCTGACTCTCGAGACGATCGAGGTCAGACTCCCTAGGCCAGGTCGGAGTGAACATGCAGAACTCCTAGCCTGTAGGAAACGGTACGTCCTGGTAAAGAACCTCGGCATACCAGTACTCAGCACCGTTTAGCCATGACACAGCCGACAGACGGCGGCCGCCGC